CCTTGGAAGAATGGATTGCCACCCAAGTAAGCACCACCCAAAGTACCCAGCAATTGCTGTTGAGCAAGACCAGTTAAAGGGTTACCAGCTAACGCACGAGTTTCTAGGGCTTGAAGACCTGCTTGTGTTGTCTGGGAGGGTGCTACAAAGGTTTCACCTGTGTAGTATTGTGGGCCACCGCCCTGATACAGATTCGATGCCTGTTGCAGACCATATGTCAGATATGGTGCTATTTCTGGTGCAACTGTTGATGTGGTAGTAGTAGCCATCTTTTACTCCTAAAAGTTCGGATTCCAAGATGGGTCATCCACAGAATCCATTATACATAAATTATGAAAATCAACCAATAATTACATATCTGTAGGTCTTATTAGCCGTTGAATTTGCAAAATGGGTAATCGTTGCCGTACCCTGTCCCTGAGAACTGGTGTAAATGTTTGTCAAAGCGTTGGGAGTGACAAAGTTCAATGTAGTAATCAAAGACGCTGTAGAGGGTCTGGTTGGGCTTGTCTGGGTAGGTAAATGCTGTAAGGAAATAGAAGTGTTAGTAGCTGACCACCATATTTCAATGTAATCGTTAGCAGCCAACTCCAAAAAGTAGTTCCAGCCAACAATTGACCTACCATCTACTCCACCATGAGAATTAGGAACAGAGATAACACCTGTAGAACCAGTTACATCTGTACCATTCTTACGCAACCAAACGCTCACATCATGGATTTGGCTATCAGTATTATTGAACTGACCAGACCATTGGAAGTTATAAACACCTGCGTTTTTGACATTCATCCTAGAACTGTTGCTCAGAGTTACCCCATTTGAGTAGTCTGTGGTGTCTAGCGTCATAGCGTATGCAGTATTCGCTGTAGCAATTGCTTGGTCAACCAAACTCTGAAAAGCCCCATAAGGCATTACATCTGCAAAAGCAGCAGCAGAGGCAGGGACAAACAGAATTACGCTTTCTGGGCCTATCCTTCGGTCTGTCAAAGTGGTAGATGTAGCACCACCAGTCGCCAGAGTAATTGACCCTGTGTTATTAGTTTTGCCATCCATGATGCCACGAACAACCTCTGCCACGGCTCGTTGGTCACCACCAAAAGCAGGTAGGCTTCTAAACATCAGCGAACTCCCTGTGGCGTAATGTCCACATCCACAGCTACAGCAGTCTTCCAAGCAGCACCAGTCGGTGTCAGCTTCAGCCTATGGTATCTACCAGCACTACGCAAAGAAACCCTGTTCTCTGAGTCAGCAGCAGTAGATGTTCCATAGTTAACAGATTGGTTTAACAAAGTCCTTGATGAAACAGCAATAGAACCAGAGCCATTGTCAACAATAGGTCTAGCTAAGGTTACTACTGAGTTAGCACCAATATCAATATCTGCTGTTGAGATAGTGCCTGTTTGACTAGCACCAGTAAACGAATACACCCTAGTTCCAAGCGTTCCACCAAGGAAGTACTTACCACCAACATACAAGAGAGAATCTAAACTGTTCTCCAATGCGTCAATGCTTTCTGAAATATCGTCCAATTCTTCCAATGTCAAAGCACCAGATGATGCTTCACCAAGATAGTCTGTGTTGGCATCGCCATAAGTCCACTTCTTAGTTTGGAAGTTGTAAATCATCAGTTTACGAACAGCATCTACAGAACGATAGTTCCAGATAACTAGCTTACGAACAGGGTCAATAGCAGCAGACATTGATTCGTAATCAGTCTCTAAAGCGTCAGCTAAGAAGAATCGGTCAACCTTCTCAGCACCGATTGGTATGACGTTCTGTCCATCACACATATAGAAACCATCGTCTGACAAGAAGAATGTAATGCCTTGGTACTGAGCAATAGAGCCAGCAGCCATACATCCCTTATTACGAGAGATATTGTCAAACTGGAATATAAATGGCGTACCAACATAAGTCATTCGGTGAATAGAACGCTCAAGCAGAACTAAACCAAACTCACCACCACGAATTCCCATAATCTGACCACCATCAGGAATGTCCTGATAATCAGATTGTGTGTTCACATCCTCTGTCCAGTCTGTTTCATCATTGATGGCAGACCAGCGAACTCGATATTGCTGTTGTTCGCCACTCTCATAAGTATTAGCCACAACCACAAAATCACGAACTACTGTGATGTACTTCGCAATAGGTGCATTAGCAGCTAAGTCTGTAAAAGTGCTAGAAGTTCCCAATGTCCACGATTGCAGTTTCTCTTGATTGTTTGTGCTAATAACAACATTGCCAAACTGAGTGAACCTCATGCGCTGATATGGGTTTGTTGTGTAGCCAGAGTTAACCAGCGTCAAAGTTCCTGCACCACCAACTGTGTAAATCTTTGTCAGACCAGCAGCAAACAATGTTGTGTTGCCATCAGGAGACTTGGCAGCGTAGAGAGAACTTAGATTCTCTGCTGCTGCGCTTGATAAAACTACAGGCGTAGGAAATGGGCCATAACCGATAGCTTGAGACACCACATTCTTAGCGTCTGTCAATGCGCCAGAAATACCTGATTGGTCAGGCATCCATTCGCCAAATGTTACCCTTGTCGTAGCCATGTGTTACTTCCTTCAGACTGAGTAGTCCATGTATTGTCATTAGCAGATACTGGAGTCCATGTATTTGAGTCAACAGAAACAACTGTCCAAGTATTTGAGTCTGCACTTACTGGTGTCCAAGTATTTGTGTCACCAGAAACAGGTGTCCAATTATCACCAAGAATTACGCCATTAGCCGTGATAGTTGCTGTGCCATTTACCTGTGCCACACCTGCATAAATAGCAGAAGCATTAGCAGTCACATCAGCACTACCAACAACACTTGCGACACCTTCTGCAATCAAACCACCATTGGCGGTAAATGTTGCGTTAGCATCAATGGACGCAATCCCTAACTGGATTCTCTGTCCACTAGCTGTTACATCAGCACTAGCTGTAATGCTTGCGCTACCACCTTGGACAATCTGAGCAGATGCAGAAACAGTAGCGTCAGCAGTTATCTCAGCACTAGCACTATTTACTTTGCTACCAATTGCAGTAACTGTAGCAAAACAAGTAATCTCAGCAGAACCACCAGCTATGCGAGTTGCATCAGCAGTAACTGTTGCATCAGCAGAAATAGAAGCTGAACCCAATTGGATTCGCTGACCATCTGCTGTTACTGTTGCACTTGCAGTTATGCTTGCACTAAAGTCATAAGCAACAGAAGCGTTAGCAGTTACTGTTGCACTAGCCTCAATGTTGGCAATAGCACCAAGTATCTTTTCGCCATCAGCAGTTACAGTAGCTGTAGCACTTACATCTGCTACACCATCCCATAGAGTTGCTGTGTCCCAAACTGATGAGTCAAGGCTTGCAGGTAGAGCATCTAAGTTGTTAAATGCGTCTAGCCCATCTATTGACCACGGCCCTGTCACATTCTTCTGAGTAGTAGAGTTCCAATCAGGAGAATCTAAACTTAACGCAAGGCTATCCAATGACCCAAATTGGTCAAGTTGCTCAAGCGTTAAGTCAACAGTTGTCATGCCAATGTTACTGACAGAGAGCCTGTGGCAATACGAAACACATCACCAGAAGCAATAGTTTTAGACGCATCCAAGGCTGTGTGATACAAAAGGTTTCCAGATGTAGAAGCATCCAAAATACCAATGTACGCAACAGTACCCCAAGAACCTGTAGCTTGTGGAAACTCTACAGCAGCAGAGTTAGTTGATACACCATTGCTAGGCGCACCAAAAGTAACTGCTGTACGAGCATAAGAACCACCAGATATTTCAGAACCTGAGTTTCCATCTGTAGGGTCTGATGTGTACAAGCCTACATAAACAGTTGTTGGAGATGTGTAGCTTGTATTACGCAATGTAGCGTTAATCAAAGCATTTTCTAGGTAGTTTGACATTTCAGCCATAGTTTCACCTTGGAGTTAATTTCATTGCCAGAGGAACACCAGAGTATTGACCTTCTTCGTCAGACTTGGTGAGTGAGGAGATTGCTCTGTCGTACATAGTTCCCCATGTGTTAATGCGAGCATCATTCATAAGGTAAGGCTCTGCTTCAATCAAAGAAGCATAGAGCAAAGCATCTGGTGCTTTTGTTAAGAATACATTAGATGTATTACTGCTAGACAAATATGCTGGCGCAGCAAAGTACAAGAGTTTTACTGTGTAAACACCATCAGGTGCAGGTGACACTTGAAACTCACTAGCAAGGATTGTGTAAGACATTGGAACACCAACTTCTGATGCTCTTGGGTCATTAGACAATGCAGATGGGCTAGAGTAGCTAAGTGGTTGAATTGGATTTGTCATCACAACAAAATCACGCACCTGCAAGAAGTCGCTAGGCAATTCAACAGTATTGTCACCACTTACAGTTGCTGTTGTGACAGACTTGAGCATCTGACGAATACGCAGTTCTCTACGCAGTCGATTCTCAGCAAATGTAATGAAATCTGGAATCTGGCTTGTCAAGTCAGACCGAGCCAAATAGTTGGCTATTGAAGTCTGTAAATCAGAGTAAGTTGCGAAACTCATACCACTCCTGTCCTAGTGCGCCATGCACGATTCATTGGGTCATTTAGAAAAGCAGCAAAACGCTTCTCATCAAGCACAGCATAACCACGCATGATGCCTTGTTTGTTAAGGTCATCAATAACAGTTAATGGAATAGACGCAACCTTATTGCCGAACAAATTGTCAGACCATCTTGCTCGCTCATCAAAGGAGTTATATTCCTTTTTATTCTGCTCAACAATGGCAGAAACGTCTTGACGAGTTTGAATGATGATGCCACCTTCACCATCGGCATGAACAGCAGTTTCTCTAATCTTTTCCATATTCCAATTCTATCAGTTTGAGTAGAAAAGAAAATGCCCCAGAGGGTTAAGTCTGAGGCATTTTTCGGGGTTACCTTAGATTAAGGTGTCAAGTCAGCAATGATGCCGTGTGCAGCTTGGTTTTTAACTTCCAAGGTGTACTCGCACAGCAACTGTGT